TTTGTTGCTCCACTCATAGTTACAGATGCGTTGATAGCATATGCGCTATTTGAATCGGTTGTAGAATTTAATTCATATGTATTAAAACTAAAAGATGAGCCAACTTCTCTATCTGTACTTGATATATTAGTTAATCCATTTTTAAGAATTAGATTACTCATCGATGATGAAACATATGGTGCTAGTAAATCTTGCCACAATGTTGTAAAATCTGTTCCTGAGCCAAATGTTTGGCCGGATTCAATACCACCAACTGTTCCAGTGGCTGTTATTCCAGAACCAAGAGCGCCAGATCCTGTTAAATTATTAGCGAATACATTTCCATTAAGAATTATATCTCCATTTATAGATTTATTTAATGGTAATAATGTAATTATAGAAGATCCACTACCTATTTGTACAGCATTTATACCCCCATTTAAGTAAAATTCGCCATCGGCCAAACTTATAACGCTTGAACCACGCCTAATTTCTAAAATACCTGCCATTATTGATTATTGGTTTCATATAAATATAAAAGGAAACCAATTTAATAACAATAGGGTATTAGTCGTTTATTATTTTCTTCTTATTTCCATCCATATCTTTGAATATCTCCTGATACGGTTTTCTTGGTTTGTATTTTACAGAATCCTCTTTTTGTTTAAGAGTTTTAATTCCGAGTGGGTCTCTACCAAGTGGATGGTCATCTTTGCCATATCTTACGGGGTCTTTTGGGCGTCCTACTTTACCTTCCTCTTCCAATTCTTCTTTTATTTTTTGGATTTCTTCTTCTACATTAGTTGGTTGTTCGGGTTGTTGTGCCGGGTCTACACCTTGCGTTTCTATTGATTGAAGTCGGAATGCCTGCTTTGTATCTTCTAATATAGCAAGTGTTTGTTCATCTTGCTCATCTTTTGCCATTCCAAGAATTGCTTCATACATCCATTCTTTTGATAACATTTTAGTTCTTTGCATTGATTCAATCAAAGATATTTTAGATGTATATAGTTCAACCTTCTCTTGTTCATATATTTTAGATGGTAGAGTCAGTTCAAGACTGAAATCGGTTAAACGGTCATCATTTATTCCCTGTGAATATAAGTGAACAATTGCTATTTTTGTTAGCTCAGAAATAATTACCCTTTGTACTCTTTCAATAGTTTTTGCAAAACGAGAATCAAGAGCCGCAAGAGTTGCTTTACCATTTGTATCTTCGGAATATCCTAACCATGCTTTTGGCATTTTAAGTGATGCCATTAATTTGTTTTTAAGGTAATCAATATCCTCAATCATTGTATATTCCATACCTTTTAGTGTATCAATAGCTGTACCATTATCCGAGCCACGAACAGGCATATAATAGTCTTCCATTAAATTTTGGATATTATATTTTAAGTTGTAATCGCCCGTTCTCTCATCAACAAATGGAGTCTTTTTAGAATTATTTATGATTTTTTGCATGTAGTTATCCACTTCGTTTGGTGGTATATTACCTACATCAATTTTGAATATACGCTTTTCTGGTGCTCTAATTATTCTATGAATTAACATAGCATCTTCCATTAGAGATAATTGCTTCCAAATACGACGTCCACCCTCAATCATTGATTTTCCATATGGTAGAAAGTTTGAATCATTATTTAATCTGAAGTGTGCAACCTCAAAATTTTCAAATTCTTTTTTAGAACTCATACCATAAGCTCCCAATGGATTTTGGTATGGAGCATATACAAATTTTACTCTTTGTGGGTTTTCAGGGTCAAAATTTTCTACACGGGTTACTTCATATGGTGAGTATGGAAATACATTAACTATACCAGTATTTTCTGCTATTTCTAATTGTAAAAATAAATCACCATATTTAACAAGATTTCTTGTCCAAGGCCAAAGATTAAATTCTACATTAAGAATATCGTAAAAAAGATTTTCAAGTATTTGTTTTACATTATCATCTGGGTGATGAATTTTTAATACATTACCAAATTCATTTCTTGCGGTAGTTTCATCAGCGTAAATATCCAAAGCAGAACTAATAATTGGGTCCTGATCCATTGAATCGTAATCACGGAAAAGGTCTATACGAACTTGCTGATATGCCAATGAGGAGTCGATTTGACCCGAAGCATAGTTAGTAACCTTTAATTTCATAAACCTGTCTACCAGGTTTGTTGTCATATTTTGATATTCATCGGTATCAATTATCTTCGTACCTTTACTCGTCTTACGGACTATTGTATTGGTTGAAAATAATTTTTGTAACCTACTAAAAAATGTTTTATCTGCCATTTGAAAATTTTAACTACTAATATATGTATAATTTTTGGAATCGCCAAATTACCATTTACGGCAAGACCAATAGCGAGCTTTCCAACGTGGTCCGGGACTATCACAATTATGTCTAGCTCTAAATGATTTACGTCTTTCTGGATTTGATTTTTTAATTCTCATATTAGGGTCACCAAAATTAACCTTAACCACATTACCCTTATCGTTACGAACATACACTTTGAATTTCTTAACATCGCCTTGCATTGGTTTACCTAACTTTACAGTACGTCCCTGATACTCTGCTTCTAACAAACACGGGCAAGTTGCTTCGGAAAGTAATTGATTATACTCTCTCATAAACTTTATAAAATCCTTTTCCTCTTCTATGGTTTCAACATCATATTCATCTATTTCTTCTTCCTCATTCATTTCTCTATATCCCATAGATGTACTTTGATATCGTGGTGGTTCTGCTTCCCAACAATTTCCGTTTTCATCGCAATTTAGTTCTTGCGTTTCTTCTTTTACAGGTACGCAGTTTGGTACTTCTTTACCATTTTTATTTTTTGTTCCTACTTGCTCATATCCTTTCCAACAAGGATTTTCTAATTCTTTTATTATTTCGTTTAGTGTACTTATTTTCATATGTTAAAGGTTTCAATCTATAAATATAAATAAATTAGCGAAGTAACCAAGTTAAATTTTCTTTTTCTTTATTACCTATATCCATTTCATATGGATTTTGTTTCATACTATTTATTGTATATACTCCGTTGTAATTACTTATTTGAGTTGAATTTAACATACTCTTTGTCAAATCAATTCCCTCTTGTTTTAATCGTAATGCTGTGTTTCTTACCCAAAGTCCAATTCCCATAGACATTGTAAGGTCATCGTTATATCCTTTCATAGCTTCTGCTCTTCCACCATTCCAAATAAATGTAAATAGTTCATCTATTAAACGAACAGAACGAATTAGAATATCTTTGTTTTGAATATACGAATCAAGCGATGAGATAATAAGCGGACGTGTTTTTGCAGTAGTTGAAAAACCAGCCACCATTTGCCTTTCTTCTCTATAATATCTATTCGTCATTTGCCTCTCAACATCTATATATTTAAGGTCATTACTCATATAAAATAGGTTTGCATATCCTCTATCTATTACCTGTTGAATACATGCCCAACCCACATTTGCGTTTTCAATTACAAGTAGTGCGTTATTATATTCGGTTGCTAAACTTACTAAAAAATTTCCAAAATCTTTTGTTTCTATTTTCCCACGATATTCTGCTACTTGAGAACAATCTTCAATATCAATTACTTGAGCTGCCGAATAATCTGAACTATCGCCACGCGCAACGTCGGCTACTACCATATATTGACGGTTGTAATTAGGGTGTTCCCATATCCAAAGGTTTCCATCAAATCCACGTTTTTGAATAGGGTCTACTACATATGTATCTTTGTACCACATAAGTAATTGTGGGTCTATTACAGTATCACCAGAACTTACAAAGTCGCAATCACATTCTTGTGCTGCTCCTTTAATTCCTAAAATACGAGTCTGCTCATCTCTCCAATCTTGATTTCTTTCAGGATGAACTGTCCAGTGTAATCTTATATTATGAAATCCGTTTGCTCCACTTTCACCATCTACCCACATTTTATGAAACCAGTTACCGACACCGTTTGGTGTAGATAGGACAATTGCGGCACCACCCGTAGATAGTGTTGATTGTGCTGATAACCATATTTCATCAATATCACGAATAAATGCCGCCTCATCCACAACAAGTAGTGATAGGGCTTCCGAACGTCCGGCATCAGGCGAAGATGCTATTGCTTTACATTGAGAACCATTTTTAAGTTTGAGTGATAGTTTATTATCTTCAACTGAACTATTACCACCATCTCTTAACCAAACTGGTAATAGGTCATGCATAACACGGACTTTCTCAACCAAGTTTTTTGCTACCGTTACTTTTGTTGCAATAACAAGTGCATTAAAGTCCTGATTAAACAACATTTTCCAAAGAATATATCCTGCGGAAAGTGTTGAAAGACCTAACTGGCGAGATTTTAGAATAATGTTAAACCTATTATCTTTGAAATCGGTTAAACATTCCTCTTGAAATGGATATAAATGAAATGGAATTTTACCTCGTGTCGGATGTTGTATAACGCAGTATTTTTTCATAAAGTAAATTGGGTCTTGCCCACATTTACGATACTCTTCTGCTATAATCTCTTTAAGAGTTTTCTTTTGTTGTCCCTGTACTGACATGGTAGTTTATTTTAGTATAAATGCAACTACTCCTAAAATCACAATCAATCCATAATTTGAAAAACCTAAAATTTTGTTTTTCTTTTCAATTTTGTTTGTATAACTTTGTAAAGTTCCAAATTTTTCACGTTCAATCTTAATTATAGAATTAAAGTTTTCTTCTTTTTGCTTATAAGTTCCTATAATGGAGTCTTGAATATATGTTTTGCGAATAGTAGAATCTAATTGCTGTTCTGTTAATTTTAATAATGCTTTTGCCGAATCCCCACTTAATAAATCCTTTGTTATCAATCTTACAATCGGAACCGGAAAACATTTATTTGTTGGGATAGTATCTTTCTGTGAAAAAGCTATCAAGCTGACGAACATCAAAATTGTCAACATTATTGATTTTTTCATGGTATATTTCTTTTATTGTTATTTTTTCATTTTTAATCCTGTCTATACTTTTGTCGATTTCAGTAATTTGAGTATTATATATTACTAATTGACTATCTAATTTATGGTTTATAGTTTCCAAAGAATCTACATGATTGTTTAGTGAATCAATCTTATTATAAGTTTGTTCTGCTAACTTTGAGCTTGGTATTAGTATAAAAAACATACAATACAAAATTATCAATAAGACCCCAATAGTTACTATATCTTTTGCGTACTTCATATTATTTAATTAGTTCTGGGTGATTTAGTTCTATAAATTTTTCTTCAAGCAATCTTATTCTTTCCAATAGTAATTCTATTGCCGTTTGTGCCCCATCAATATCTGTAAGTATATCTTTTTTTACCTGCTCAACATCAATATCCCATTTCCATTGGCTTATTGTGCCATCCTCATTAACCATATCTATTTGAGTTTTGATACCTGCTAATGCTTCTTCGTATTTTACTTTTAGGTCACGAACCGTTGCTAATTTATTTTTACTTATTTTGTAATCTTCATAATAAGGATAAGTACCATCGGCTCTTAACTTTGCTTCATATTCGTTTAAGCAATCTATACAAAATCCGGTTTTAGCACAAAGTTTTTTATCGGTTCTAGTATATTCTATAGTCTTACATTCGGGGTTTGTACAAGTCGTAAGTTTTTTTAGATATTCTCTAACATCATCGAATTGTGTAACGGATGCTACATATCCCTCTTTTTGTTCCCACTCTTTACCATCTTTATCGGTCCATCTATCGCCAACTTTTCTTTTTTCTTTTACTTCACCTTCATATCCAAAAACTCTTTGTGTATTATCCTCTCTACCGAATACGGTATCAATGATAACCTTACGAGATTTGTGCATTCCTTTGGATTTCTCATCCCAATTTTTTCTTTTTGCCATAGTATAAGTTTATAACTGTTTAGTATATATATAGAATTATTCGTAGAAAATTCCAAGTATCTGATTTAGAGGTGCGAATGTGCCTGTAAGTTTATATGTTTTTCCGTTGTAGAAAAATACTAAACCTTCCGATGCTACTATTCTATCTATACCACCTAATTGATTAAGTCTTCCCAATTCGGTTTTTAATTTTTGTATTTGTGTAGCGCTTCCGGCTGTTCTAACCTGATCAGCAGTTGCTACCAATCTTTGCTTCATATTACGAATTGCTTTATCAGGATGTACAGTTAATACAGACCCAACAAATTCAAGAACATCAGCACCAACTCCTAAAAAGATTTCTTCAAATGGTTTTACATTATCTTTTTGTTGTTTTATTACATTTACTTTATCATTATCATCTGCCCACTTTTTTAATTCAGGGTTTGATATGGTGTTAATCTTAAATGATTTATCACCAAATGCCCAACGTCTAACTAAAGCCTCTTTTGTTATTTTATCAACTTTAACCGGTGCTTTAGTATCTATGAAATTTTCCCACCAACTTTGATGATATACTGAAACGGTATCACTATCAGATAAACCAAACTTGCTTTGTAATTTAGATAGTTTAGAAAGATATTTGCCCTTTTTAGAACTTAACTCTTTACTTTTTGGAATTTCAGTTACGGGTGGTCCTTGAATTGTATATTTTGATTGAACATCTGCATTTACTTGCTTAATCATTCCGGCTAAGGTTCTAGCTGCCGTTTGGTCAGCTGCTATTGCTTTACCCGTTTCATCATAGCAAGTCGTATTATGGAATATAAGTAACGATTGACCATACGGAATTACATTTACAGATGTAGGCCATATAACTTCAAGGTTCATAAAACATTTACCATTTTGGAATATTTTTTCTTTTTGTTTTTCGGATAATCCACCGATTGCTACTGTCAAATCACGCATTGCGAAATTGTATGCATCGGTAAGTCCGCCTCTATTTGCGAATTTAGTTGCAACATCTTCTATTCCCATTGCGCTTGCTCCGGCATTTGCAAGATGTCCTTTGTTACGAGCTGCAATCAATCTTCCATTTTTCCAGCTTATTGCCAATGCCTGCCCATCCGTTTTCTCTCTAACTATACCAAGTTCACCATCTAATGCTTTACCAATAATATCTTTAAGGTCGCCAAAAGTTAAATTCATATCATCGAATGGATGCGACATGTGTCCATATGCACCACCTTCCATAATTAGTTGCTTTGTTTCCTCCATATTTTCTTTTATCATATTCGGCGCAGTATAATTGAATATATTAACTTGCGTACCGACTGCTGGGGGCGGTTTATATGCTTGTGGACGTGAATTAAATGGGTACATTTCCCATTTAATTTTTTTATCAATCTCATATTCAATACCTTTAACAGGATGAATCCATCTTTTACCTGGTCCGTTTTCTTCAGAAGGGTTTCTTGATGGCATTACGACACCATTCTTTTTTTGTGGATAATGATCTGATGTGTGGCTGTGTACTGTGAATCCTACTATTTCTGCGTGCGTTTTTGCCCTATCATCAAATCTTTCCCATTTATCCGTATATGGTGAACGAAAACTTTGGTCATTTTGCATACTACCCACTATATAGTTTCCTTCGTTTATAGTACGAAATGTAGTTGCTTGCTTACCATTTATAGTTGGCATTCCATGTTTATCACTACCTATATCCTTTACCGTTACACGTTTGTTTTTGAACTTACCCATTAGAACTTCATCGCCTGGATTTACTGGAACATTTATATCTTCTGCCGTTTCATCATCTACCCAAGGGCCTGCGTTTGGTCCTACCCAACCACCCGCTTCGGAATGTTCATTGAATGGGCTTATTTTCAATTCATCTTCTAATTCTTTAATCTCATCATAATCAAGCTCCATTAGGGCTTTAACTATTTCTTTTGATTTTGCGAATTTGTTACCGGTAACTACATATGCTATTTTTTGTTTTTCTTTTGCACTCCCATCTCTCCAATACTGAAATATATTTTTGAAATGAATATCATTTCTACTCATTTCGTTTATTATTTTGGTTTTTTCAGGGTTTTTGGTGAATTTAGTCGGCTCACCGGTCATTCTAGGTACATTTTTAGTAACATACTTAACGATAATTTGGTTAGCATCATCATCTCCTAAAATTTGGTCCGCTTCGGGAAACTCTAATTGAATATATCCCCCATTATGAAACCAATGGTCTGAAAGATTAACACCATCATTTGCGCCCAATTTTCTTTTTGCGCCTTTTGGTAAATATGCACCATCTGGTCTATCACTATCGGAAACGGATAATCTACTCACCTCTGATATTATTGCTCCTTCTGCGTAAATTTGTTTATTCTTTTTACCATAATCACGAAGTAATATACCGGCAACTGCGTTAGCTTGGTTTTCAACGGGTGAGCCAGTTTTACCGGCCTCAGCTGAGTTTCCTACTAATCCCATTTCATCTTGCTTTCTATGTACTAACTCATGTGCTATTGTACGGCAAATATCAGCAGTCATTCGTTTAGGAACAACAACCACTATATCCTTTGTTTCAGGACTATATCCACCAAGAGATGAATTTTGTTCAGCATATTGTCTTCCTAATAATAATTTTACTTTTGGTTTATTTTTTAGTTTAAGTCTTTCCGTTGAATACTTTACAAAATCTGCTATGTTTTCAACTTTTGATTTTGATATAGCTTCTTCTTTTAATAAATCAGAAGCGTTAGAAGTTGCTTTTAATTTTGGTTCTTCTTTTTTGTATCTTTTTATAGCATCAATTATTTGTTTATCGGATAACTTATAATTTTTAATAGTCTCAATAGTTTTTGCTATATAATTTTGCATAAACTTTTTACTATCAATTTTATCATTTCCGGTTATTTCAAATATACCAGCTGCTCCCAGTGCAATTCCACCAGCAGAGGCTTGTAATCCGCTAGCTCCTAAACTTTCAAACGCGGAATGTTTTACTATATCTTTTGCAAGATAACTGCCAAAATGTCCTCCTCCAAATTTATAAGCAATTTTTGCTCCAGCTCCTTTTAATACACCACCAACTCCAGCGCCTTTAGCTGCTGCGGAAGCTCCACCCATTATACCACCTGTTACTGCGATTGAACCAACTAACAGTGCCGTTTCTTTTGCTAATCCAACTAATCCTTTCTTTTGTTTTTTACTTGCTTCCCAAGATTTTTCAAAAAGCTTTTTTTCTTCGTGTGGTAGTGCACCTGTATCTGAAAATACGGGTTTTTTCTCTGTTTTTGGTCTACCTTTTTTATCCGTATCTTGTACAGGATTTCCCTTATCATCTTTAACCGTATGGCCGTGCTTATCTTTTTTGAAAACCGGCACATCTTCCATAACAGCTTTTCCTTTTGAATCTTTTTTAGCAAAATCAGACCAATGAGCATCTCTACCCTTTTCATCTTTAACAGATCCAATTTTACCAGTTGTAGCTAAAGATTTAACAGCGCTAAAACTATCACCAATCATTTCTTTCTTATGGTGTAACATATGTTTAACTCCGTTTCCAAGTGCTTTAGCTCCGCTTTTTAATTTATCCATCAATCCCTTTCTTTCGGGAGATTTTGGATTATTTAATGAATCAATTGCCTTACTATCTTCGCTACTCAAATTAGACTTTTCTTTATCTAATTGTTGCTTTATATCCGATTCGTGCTTTTCTTGAGGCGTTTGTTCGGCCGCTGATTTTAATTCAGATCCGCTTAATTTATTTGGTTCAGGTTTATTAGCGCCGGCTTCGGGTTCTTTACCACCTTTTTCCGTTTCACCTTTTTCATCGCCTTCTTTACTTTTTTCTCCTTCGGGCTTTTCTTTTTTTGCCGTTGGTTCAGGTTTTTCCTGGCCAATCATTTTTTTAGCTTCTATATGAGCTGGGTGGTCTTTTTTTAATCTTAATGCATCTCTAACTTTTATTTTACCATCACTACCATCGGCTTTTTTATAACTTATTTCCTTATCCATTACAGGATTTTCTGCTTCGCCAAAATAGCTTTCTATAAATTCATTAAATACCTCTTCGGTTACTATATTTGATATAATTTCTGCAATAGGATCGTAAACATATTTTTTATGAGAATCTTCATCATCCTTTTTATGTAACTTTTTACTTAATTTAGATACATCTTTTGGGTCGGGTGCTCCACCTATATATCCTTGAGGCGAAACCAATCCTACAAATGCTCCACCTGGCAATCCTTCTTCAACTTCTTCATCATCGGATTTTTTAACAGGTGATGGACCGAAATCGCCGGCCATACCTGTTCCTCTTAATGCGCCATATTCATTAAGTCCTTTTATCTTTTTTGTTATCATGTCAAATATCTTCTGATTAAATTTTGGATAAGCAACTAAAAAGAATTTCTTAGCTTTTTCAATATCATCACTTCCTAAATTATTACGAACATCTGTACCGCTTATCGGGTTTGGTTCCGGTGGTACTGCATACACATATCCAATTTCGTCATACCCGTACCCCGATTTACCCTTGTACGGCTTAAAGTATTTTCCTTGAAGCCTATCCGAATCCTTCTCACCAACAGCTGCGATATATTGTGTTGTTTGTCCATCGAATTTTTTAAGTATTTCGGTTGGTTGATATGGGTTACGAATTTGTACAAACTTATCATCAGGTATACCAAACATTGTGGTTGCAATCTTCTTCTTTTCGGAAAAGTTAAAGGGAGACTTAGTTCCACTTGTATCATTTGAAGTTCCTATATAAACATTGCCAGCACCAAACTTACTTACAAGTTTTTTATAAGATGCATAATGTCCTCTATGAAATGGTTGAAAGCGACCAGAATATACTACTACTGTTTTTGTCACTTTGGGTTTATCTACTTCGTTTAATAAATTCATACTAATAAATATATTTCAGTAATAAATATCTAATCTAAACACAAAAACGGGCATAGTGCTGTCAGTGCTTTTAGTTTTTACAGTTTATTTTATTTTTAACTTACAGTGCTTTAAGTGCTGATCATTGTCGTTGATTAAAAACTCAAACATAAGTAAAATTTTTTGATTTACCAAATTATTAGTTACACGCTGGTAAAATACCTGCTAGAGTTGGGTCAGTAAATCCTGATCGGCCGCATTGGGTTGGCGCATATCCCCAAATACCAGAAATAGTTATAACTTCACTACCAGCTGGCGAAGGATTTGATAGAGTTTCTAATGGATGATTACTCGTATCCTGAGAGCATACTTGAATACCTTCCGGCCCAATTACTCCAACTGGTAAAATTACACCAGGATCGTATGTTTCTCCTTGACAAGCCGATGGATTACTTAAATCATTTGAAATTACGCTAGAATAAGCTACAAGAGCTGAAGAAGGGATAGTTGCCGTTCCCGCATTTCCAACCAATTCAAGTCTATAACTACCAATCCATCCTTGCGGAACATCGTGTGAATAAATAGGAGAAACCGTAGTAGTACCCAATGCATACCAAGTTGGATAACTATATCTTATACTTCCATCGGAATTATACAATACAACTCTATATCCCCATCTATTTCCACCCGAAACACCACCTATATCATCATAATACTGAACATTTATTGTAGTTAAAGGATTGGCTACTGTACCCGATAGAGTTTGATTTACAGTAGTCGCTCCGTAAGTTGTTGCATTTGTTGTAGTCAATGTTGTATTATAACTTCCTACATCCAGTCCATCTTTTAACCTATAATAAAAAATACCAGAACTTAACCCACCTATTATTCTACCAAAATCACTAAATGATAAATTAACTGAATTACTCCACGGGCCGCCGCTTGTTGGTGCCACTTCAAAATCGGTTGGATTACTTAAAGTTAATGTCAATATACCTGTTTCGCTTGTTAAGTTACCGGCTGTTATTGATGAACTTCTTCTGTTTGTCGATGCGCTAAACCCACCTTGATTGTAAGTAACCGATGGAATAATTGCACTAAATAATATAAATGGTACAGTAAAATATCTAAATTCATTATGTTCTGTTGTTACAACGCCACCAAAACATTTTTTTATTATTCTAAAATCAATAAAATCATAGTCTAGCCCATTTTGAACTTGTACATACCAACCTCCTCCGTAATTGGAAGCTGGTTGATATTGATATTGTGGACAAATTCCACTTATACTTGAGCTTACGCAATTAAGAGCATATGGTGCACCAAAATACCAATCATTAGAACCATCTGGTTTGAAATCTAATAACCATTCGGTATCAGGAGATATATTTGATATATCAACATAATATCTATCCACATCGATGACTCTGCCTATATAACTAACAGATAGTATTATAGGCTGTGCACAACCTAAATAATTTGTATAATCGGATCCAATTACAAATCTAGCATTTTGTGGTCTGTTTGTATTACTAGATTGGTGTACTCTATAAGTTATATAACCAACCCTCCTTTCTCCGGGTGGGCTTGTATTTGGTTTTATTTTACTTGCAAAATTAGCATAAGAAAGTTTTGCAAACACATCCGGTCCGCTATTAGCATCGTTATTTATTATTTCAATCAATTTTCCAGGATATTGGAAACCATCTGCAACATCGGTTTCTTCAATTTTAATACCATCTCTATCATATGCGGTTGCAGAAGAACTATCAAATGTTAATGGTAATTGTATAAGATTTACACTTGATGTAATACTGATTGCCGCTGGAGAGGATGATACAGCAGTTGGCGATATATCAAAATATGCGTTATACAATAAAGATGGTGTGACTTGTAGAGATGTAGCAGGAATAATACCAGAACTTCCACTTGCATTAAATGTAAACCTTATTCCAGGTATAATATCGTTACCTCCACCAAATCTTATTGTTTTTTCTAATGTTATAGGAACATATGTATAGTTTATATCAAATAATTCAAAACGAAAATCAAATGATTCACTTGGAATCTGAATGTTTGGCTTTGTTAAAAATGTTAATTCATTTGGATTAAATGCTGTTTGAGCCGCAGCTTTTAATGATATATCTGCTAGCTCCCAATTACCATTTCTAACAATAAATGAAACTCTACCATTACCATCGTTATCTGCCTTAAAATTTATAGATTGCTTTTCATACCTTTGAAATTCTGTTCCAGATAATGTACCTATTTTTTTACCATAAGGGATTTCAGTAATTGTGTTATTAAATGCAGATCCGGTTATATATACATCTAAAAGTCCTTTATTTGAAAAATTGTTGTTTTTACTAAATACAGTATTATAATTAAGTATATACTCCGTATCTTTTGTAAATGCTATATCATTTTTACTTAAAAATGCAAAAATACCATTTGAACCTTCTATTTCATTCAATGGCTCTAAAAAAACGGCATTAACTAAATTATCTGTGGTACTTAATGTAGCATTACCATTACCATCAAGTGATGCTGATGACCAAAATTCGGTTATAACATTGGCAATGGTAAATTCTCCTGTTTTTTTATTTATTTGACCTTCAGGCGCAAAAAAATCAGTTTGTAATAATTCATTTTCTTCTAAAACAATATCTTCAAGTACAGAAAATCCCTTTAATTCATTACGACTTTTTGCAAAAACTTTTAATCGGTAAATATCTCCACTAAAAGTTTCTAAATCTTTTACATTGATAGATGCGTATGATGAACTCAAGTTTGATACACTGGTTGTAGAAGTTTCATATGTTGTATCAAATTCACCCAAAGCGATATTTTTAATTTGACTACGCTCTGTTGCTGTTCTTAATGAAACAAATGGAATATCTACTATTGCTCTAAAACGATCAACTAGTTCTGTAATTACAGGTGTGTATGATGATGAATTTGAAAAAAGCTCACCATTTACGGAATATATGTTAGCTACATTTATAGGCCGTCCAACTGACCTTTTATCAAATGGAGTTGCTGCAATATCTAACAAAGTAGGCGTATTACTTATGAAACTAGCCGATGTGGGATTTATACTAACGATTTCATACCTTATAGGGCCGTTGTATGGATATTCTGTATTTGCTGGAGGAAATATAGCAACTCCTCTAAAATAGCCGGATGAAATATCTTGAGCATTCGTCCTAGTATATATTGGTAATAATCTTTCTTGAATATCAATTTTAGGTCTACGATATAACCTTATTGGAGTTGTATTGGCAATGAATGGATTTACATTTACCGTCTTTTGCCATTTAACATTTATTTTACCACGCCATTCATCGGGTATAGGTCTAATAATTCCGTTATCATCCCATTCCTTTAATTCCCCAACTATTGTTATTGTTGCAGGACCAAAAAGCGTGTCATCGTATACATGAATTGACACAGGCTTAGCTACACCTTCATAATAATCTGTTGGATTACCTCCAGCCGGCTCACTATAAATTATGTTTCCATTAGAGTCTTTAACCTCAATAAACAAATAAGAACCTTCTCTTAATTCAAGAGAACCCTGTATAAGAAATGCATTCTTACCACCCGTTAATGTATCTTGCAGTTGAGTTACCTTAAAATATCGGCTTGTTGGGTTTGTATCATTTATTAGTACCTTAAATACATCTAAATGTAACGGAAAAGATGACTTCTTAATTATAGACATTCAGTATTTCTTTTTGAATAAATATCGTAAAAAAAATAATACAAATACTTATATATGTATAGAAAACTAAAAAATACTAAAATAAAATAAAATAGTTATGGCTTACGCAATGTTACAAATTAAAAAAGAAACTCACGAAATTCTTAAAAAGTATTGTGAAGAACATGGGTTCAAAATGGGTAGTCTTGTCGAAAACCTAATTCGTAAGCATGTTGGCATTGAAAAGCCAAAACCGATAAAATCGGAAAGTAAGATTAAAAATCAATCTTACTAAATCCCTCTACTCTTTTTATTTCAATAAGCCCATCTACAATATCACGCATTTGTTCCAAGTGAGAAATTACCCAAATGAAATCAAATTGGGTTTTAAGATATTGCATCATCATAAATAACGAAGAAAGATTATCAGAATCTAATGTACCAAATCCCTCATCTATAACAAGGAAATTAGGACGAGGTAGATTACATATATTGATTAGTGCAACTCTAATAGCAAGTCCGCTAATAAATTTCTCCATACCACTACACATTTCAAGAGGCCATTCCTGGTCATCATAAACAATCTTTGCGTTTATATTTTTACCATCAACATCCATAACAATACCAAAATCTACAACCTGAGCAAGTATATTATTTACTTCGGTTTCTATAACTGGTAGAGCTTTACTAATCAATTCATACGGAATACCATCACGCTTAACTGAATCCAAATAATAGGTGTATAGGCGGTTCTTCTCCTCCAAATCCTTAACTTCTATCATCCTAGCCTTTATACCCTCTATAAACGAATTTAATGAACCAATAGAGCCATTTAAGCCCGTTATATTGGAGTTTATTTCTTTAATCTTTTTATCCGTATCGGTTTTTAAGATTTCTAATTTATCAATTTTTTCTTGAATTGATTTATTCCGTTTTATCAAGTCCTCATTATCGTTATACCTCTTAATATCCGCCTCTACATTTTGTAATTGTGTTTCATACAATTGCTTTTTAGTTTCTAAACCTTTGTATTCGGCTTCTGCTTTCTCTTTGATTACTATTCCCTTTTGGTATTTGGCTTTCAATTCAACCAACTCATCCCATTGTTCATCTACATCGGAAATATAGCTTGCCTGTTGGATAATTGATTGTTGCTTATTACCTAACATACTCAATTCTTCCTCTTGCTCTTTAACTTTCTCTTTGGTAGAAATAGCATCTTTTACAAAAACATTACTTGTACAAAACCGGCAATTAGGGTCGTACTCATGCTTTTCAAGGTGAGATAATTTTTCTTTATTTGCTTTAATTGATTGTTCAAGTAATTCTATTTTGTGTTCGGTATCTGATAGTTCCGATTTGTAATCATCCCATTCACGCTTCGCATCTTCTATTGGTTTATCGTTAATAGTTTTATTTCTCTCAATAGATTCGGATATTTCTGTTAATAAGTTTTTGTATTCCGTTATCTTATTTCCTTTGTTTGTCTTTTCAATTTCAATACCCAATACATTTTCCTCTATTTCTTTTTTAGACTTGTTAAGATTATCTATATCCAAACTAGAATCTATTGGTGCAAGTTCTTTTGTTAAATCGAGTATATCTTCTAACACTTGATTTTTACTATCCGAAACATCATCTAATAATTCTTGCTGTATTTTTAACTCACCCTTTTTGGTTTTTAATTCTTTAAGCTTTTCGGAAAGTTCTGTTGTGAAATCCGTTTTCTTAAAGTTCTTAATCAATACTGAAACCTCTTTAATATCCTCACTGGCCGTTTCATATAGTTTATCAAATATATTCAATCCCATAAATTGAGCCAGTAACTCTTTTCTTTCAGATTGAGATTTATCAATGAATAGAGCATTGTTACCCTGTAATGAAAGGGCAGTTAATACAAAATCTTCGTAAGTACCAACATATTGTTCAATTATCGTATTAGTATCACGTCTTTCCGTACCATTCAAAGATACCGCTTGACCATTTTCATTTCTCCAAAATTGGACATCAACTTTTACATTCTTACCTTTATTGATTGTACGAGCTTCTCTACGAATGTGGTAATCAATTCCATTTATTTGAAAATGTAATTGGCAATCAAATGTTGTTTTACGATTATTCAAAATGTATTGTGCTTTGAATGCTCTACTACATTTATCGTAAAGGCAGAAAGATATAGCATCAAATAAAGATGATTTGCCGGAAGCGTTTGGAGCAAATAACCCCATTAAACCACTAACCTTTGTAAAATCAATCTTATTATCCTCACCATAGCTAAACATATTTGAAAATGTAAAGCTTATGGGTTTCCAATGTATATTTCTTTGTATTTCATCGTGTACAATACGACTATTTATATCTGTATTTATCTTTTCAATTCCTGCCAAATCTTCATTCGTAACAAACGGCATCATTCGACTAACATAATCATTTAGTAATGAGTTTTGATAGTTAATATCCGTAATATCTTCAAAATCTAATTTGTTATTCCTATCGCCGGTCTTTAATTTGGAAAGAGAGTCGGTACGAATAATTGTAAAATCATCTACACCATAACGCATTTTGATTTCGGTCATAACACGTTTCGTATCTGCGGTATCTGTGTTTGAAAGTCTAACACGAAGTCTTGGATATTTCGGCATATCCGATACAACCGGTACTACACCACTATTAACATCCAATGTATAATATCCATAATCATTTTCTATATCCACTGCTTCAAATGTTTGTGTATCTAAATCCCAAACAAGAAAGCCGTGACTATGTAAGGTTTCACCAAAGTTCTGTTGTACCAATGAGCCGGCATAAACCACTTTACAACCTTTCGGACTAATCAATTCCTGACGTTTATGAATATCACCCAATAGAGCCATATCATAACCATCGAAAATATCCGTTGTAAAATGGCGACTACTAACGACATAACCAATATCAGTTTGTGAGTTATCAACTGGTCCGTGGAATAAAGCAATTTTAGTTTTACCCGTAAGAGTATCTGCTTTAGGCCAATTATCTTTATTATCAAAAATACTGAATACAGCAAAATCGACATCATCTATTGTATGGACTTGTGTATCTCTTAAATAATGAAAGTTTGGTAGGTCTAATGCATCCACAATAGGAGTAAGAACATCAAGCCTATCTGAGTTATTCATATTACAATCGTGATTACCGGCTATTAGTATTGTTGGGCAATGTTTTGCACACTCTTTGAATAACCAACTTATTTCATTAACTAACTCCGGTGACATTTCTAATTTAGCATGGGCAATATCACCCGCCAAATAAATGATTGAATCTTCTGTTCCACTTTTACGAATTTCCGCAAACATTTTTTCAAACACCTGTCTATATTCTTTGTGCCTCTTTACATTACGAATATGTACATCTGCAATATGGTAAATCTTTTTTAATTTCATATAGAATTTATTTTTGATAATAGTAATTCCTCACTATTAAATTCTTTAGTTTTATTTAGTTTATTATAGAAGTTATCATAACCCATTTCCGAAGCATCTTTATCATCTGCTTTCATTAAGCGAACATTTATACCTTGCTTTCTGAAGTACTCTGATATTTTTAATGCCTCACTCATAGCATCGTTATCTAATGATATAACAATTTCTTTAACATCATTTAGGAATATCTTTTCCATTAAATTTTTCGATGGGAATTTGCCTAAAAGTGGAATTGCATTTCTACGAATTGTTATCGCATCAAAAACACCCTCACAAAGTATTAGAGTTTCTTTCCAATTTATTTGTGAATCAAAGCATATAACATTTTTTGATATAGGTGGGTTTTTATATTTCATTCCGTTCTCTTCATAATAAGAGCGAGATACAAAATAATTTAGAGAACCATCGTAATTATATGATGGAACTATAACACGTCTTGCATATAATCCCTCAACGCAATATCCAATGTTATATTTTACAATCTCTTTTATTCCTATTCCACGTTTAGAAAGATAATGAATAGCATGTTTATATTCAGGATTAAATCCCTTTGGCTCTTCTGCTAATGAAATATATTCTTTTGGTAAGGATATAAATACTTTGTCACTTTCCTCTTTTGCTGGTTGATATGTAGAATCACCATAGATTTCTCTTATCGCAGATATTGTTTTTTTATCAATATCTAATTTACGAAGAAGAGATGTTATTTTCTGTCCACCACTATTACAAGTCCAACAATGCCATTTTTGAGTTTCTAAATTAACCTGTAACTTTTGTTTATGGTGATGACAAAACGGGCAGTAAAACGCCAGTTCGTTTCCTTTTAGGTTTGAGTATTGACCTAATGAGTTATATAATGTTGTAGTAACTGTATTTTTTTGAATAGAACTTAACATATTCCAATATACGAAAAATACCTCATTTTACCAAATAAAATAGGAAGAATTTTACTTCTTCCTACTCACTAAACCATTCATCTGGTATTGATTTATCTGCGTATTTGAACCCATTTTTAATACACCAATCGGCGTATGTGGTTTTAGATTTCTTACTTATTTTATTTTTTGAATTAGTAAATACAAATCGTATATCTAATTCGGGGTGTTGTGATTTTATTAGAAGGTGCTTTTTCCTATCTGCTATCACAAATCTACCCTTACTCTCAACGATTATTCCATTTGGTAATTTGAAATCGGGATGGTATTTGTGTTCGGAAGCAGGTATAAGATAACCTATGGTTTCGGATTCGTATTTGACTTCAATTCCTTTATCGGATATTTGAGTCGCAATAGTTTCTTCGAGACCCGACTTGAATCCATACACTCTTGCTACCCATTTAGAGCTTTTCTTTTTTGTAACCTTTTTAGCCATAATAGGATTAACGCTGAACGGTCTCAGAGTATTTTACAGAGTTCACTTGACCACCTCTACCAACTTTGAATTTCTCAGCTGTTAATACTTGTTCATCTATTTCTTTTGTAGCATCAATACTGAAAGGTGTATTACGGGCCAATCCAACATCAAATGTGATTTTATCCGTACCAAGTAAAGATTGATTTTCTTCGTATAATCTTAATAATAATTCTTTATCTGCCATAGTTGTAATTTTATATAAATATAAAAAAAAATGTTTTAAGTATCAAATCTTACAATAAAGTTTATTGGCAAATCGTGTAAAGATTTAATTGGAGTTGGAAGTTTTGCTACCGCAACTAAATTACAATCATCATCATATAACCCAATAGTTGTAATAAATGGTGCTAAAAATGAACCAGTACGATCTGTTGAACCACTAATTTCCCAATGTTCAAAGCCAGCATAAAGCCAATCATTAGTTACGGAAGATGATATTGAACCTGTATAGCGAAAATCCATTACCGTTCCATTATCTAATACGTGTTTTTTTCTTATATATTTGGGGCCTGGATTTGAATTTACTTTAATATATTTACCTCTAGTATCTAAAAATGTTTCATAAACATCATCGGTAGCTATTATTGCGGTTGGATTTGTAGAAACATTAAATTCATCTTCATTTACAACTAATAAAAATTCATGCTCATAGTTAGTTTGACTTGATTTATATGTTAGTTCCCAATTTTTATTAAGAAGATTATCGTATGCTCTTGTTATACTTATTATACCTTGTCCATAAAAAACATTACCACCATACAAAAGTCCAAATTGCCCTTCTAAAAATGCTAAATTTTTTACATACATTAAAGATGGTGTTGCATTTGCATCCCAACTATACAAAACGGTATCATAATCAATACCACCCGATGTTATTCTAATTGCACCACTATTTAAGTCCCAAGTATTACTATCTACCGATGTTGAATACGGTGTACCGGTTTTGTAATTTGTAAAATTAAATTGACCGGTTTGAAAATCCAAAAGGCTCACTTCCAATACATCCGATTGTCCAACCAACAAGTTACTATAACCATCATCGGTTAGCTCCCAAAGCTCATCATTATCAGCTGTTATCCTAAGTGATACCGATCCTGGCTTAATACCATCTCCAATATATCTTTGTGGTATTGATAATATCTTAGCACCGTTTTCTAAATATCTTTCTTTTTCTATTGGGTTATCTGTGTATATGTTTGTTTTTCTACCAATTCGTTTTAATGGATTATCAACTTCACTATTATAAAATTGTGCACGTAACTGACCATAAAGGGAATGTTTATTAAAACTAAACCCATTTGAGTCGGTAGTTGTCGTATTTGTATAATCGGATAGTTCGGCCTCAAATATAGAAATTGGTGATACTGATGCCGATTGAAAATGCCATTCCTTATACGCTTTGAATGGTCTAATTGAAATATCTGATTTTGGAATCCTTTTTAACATATCAAATATAAATATCCTCTTAACTAAAAACCCACCAATATAGGTGGGTTGGTAGTAGATTTAGTTCTATATTAAAAATCCAATTTAACTTTAATTGCTATTTCTTTATCAAATGTTTTTTCTACCGGCGTACTTACTTTAGCTACTGCTAATAATTCATTTGCATCATCGTAAAGCCCAACGGATGTAACATATACATGTGGGTCTTTTTCAAATGCACCAACAACGAATTGTCCTGCAGATCCGGTCACAAATGCTGGATTATTTGAGAAATTAAATTCTCTATTGTTAGCTCTTACAAAATAATGTGAAGTAGAAACATTTTCGGTTCTACGAGCTTGGAAATCGGCACCTGTGGATATACAATCAATAAGTTTTCTAGATCCAGATAGTGAAGATGAATTGTTAAAATATGTGCCCGCAGCTGTGGTACTTACCGATGCACCTAACCCAGTATCTACAGTAACTGCTAATGCTTGTGGGTTTAATAAAATAACTCCCATATCAGGATAAAATAATCCAAATCCCTGGCCATTGGATGCTGTGATTGATTGTATTGTGGATGTTAGTGAAGTACCTATATTTAACGAACCACTAACTATATTGTAAACTCTACCAGATGTTGTTACATTTTCATCAGTACCACCACTATCATCTATAAGCGTTATTCTACCAACATTACCATCTAAAATTATAGATATATTTCCTGGATCTAATCTTTCTTTATATCTTGCTCTGTTTATATTGATTGCATAAAATGCTGAAAGGTTGTGTCCCGCCGATGTAGAACCACTATAAACACTAAAAAATTGGTCGGTTGGATTTAGTAATATATTTTTGAATTGCCCATATATCGCTCTAGTAGATAATAAACTTGTATCATCAACTGCTAATGATGGTGCACCAAAACCACGCACATCGCCATATGCAACCGAAAATTGTACTTCCGCTGCTGTATTGGTAGCTGGGTCTTTATCATATGCATCTATATAATATCTACCTGCTATTGAAGCAGTTTGTGAATTTTTCATATATAAAGTTCCCAAAGAACCAGTATCACCACTCCATATACCAGATGTAACAATTTGAGTTCTGTTTGTAACTTTATCGTTAGAACCAAACTTTTTGTAAATACCATTGGTGATTGCCGTTGCTCTTGATTCTACTTGCTCACCTTCTGGTAAGAATTGATTAAGAATACGAGTAATCTCCATAGTATCTAATGGAGTTCCGGCTGTATTTGCTGCACCTGCCAAATAGGTGGATAGATTGCTTGCTAAAAGGGCTCCTCTATTATCTCTAATAATTGCCATTTGATTGTTTTATTTTATCTTGTGTAATTTATATATGTTACAGTTACGGGGATTGTTTGAGACCCTCCCGTTTCATTACCATAAACAGTAATAGTTGTTCTAATTGTCGATGTTAATGATGGGTTAGGAATAAATTTGAATGACAATCCTTTAGCGATTGCGGCAGTTGCAGATACATCATCTCCTATAAATACAGGAATAGTTCCAATATCAGCACTAACACCTTCACCAATAATATCTCCTGCGTTTTTATTTGCTAATATCACCGTATATCCTAAGCTTCTGTTTCCTGCAGGAGAAGTAGTTGGCGATAATGCAACTTCACCACTTCTTTGATTAACAGATATATTTGGAATACCAAATTCCACAACAGGAATACGAGTCGTATTTTTTGGTAGAGTTACTAATTTATACTTCATTACTTGAGTTTCATCGGGAGATGCTTCAAGAACAGGCATATTTTTAATTGCCACATCATAATACGCACTACCTAGTGGGTGTGCTGGCTCATAAAGAGAATAATCAATTTCATCATCGGCTAAAGCAAATTGAGTAATGTTTAATCCCTGCCCTGCGGCTAGTTTTTCTCTACCTTTTTTTGTTAGAATTGCATCTACAGTTAATGTAGTATTATCTAAATATCCCATATAGCTTAATTGTTTTAATAATAAATATAGTTTTTATAAAATTTTATCCATCACTTTCAATAATTGGTTCTGTACTTGTTCTGCCTGGAAGAACCTTAATACTATTAGGATTACTGATAAACGATTCAATAGGAGAAGAACCATCTAATGTAGTTGCTGCTGTGTTTTTTGAACCTTTGTAATATGAATTTTGCAAACCAGTTGTTAAATCTCCAACATATTTATAATGCGTTGGTAAATATCCATCGGGAGCACGCTCAACAGCTATAACACTACCTGAAATTGGTGGCGGTGGAGAGATTATACCACCTAAAAATGAACTTGTTAGTGGTTGTATTACTAGTTTTTTATTTATCCAACTACGCTGTGCTTCTACTAGTTGACTTCTAATATCCTCTACTGAAGTTTGATACGATTCCCCACCATATGTACCCGTAACCCCTACAGCTTCGGCATATTTTAAGTAAGTTTCAACCTCAGCCTCATACACAAGCCATACATTTATTCTTTCTTTTTTTACAGTTCCATCGGTTGAGAAATAAGTTCTTATTGCACTACCACTTTGTATATAAATACTAAATCCTATATCTTGATATGGGTCAAAATCTAATAGTTTATTAGTTTCATAATTAACTATTTGCTTAGTAGTTGTTGGAAAATTTAATCCAGCATCAATAATGGTTTCATATTGATTATTTTGGCCCGTTGCTTCTATTTCGGAATTTGTATCAATGCTTGAATTAAGTTGATTATTTTCACCTATTGGTGTAATTAAATTTACATCAATAATTGATTCAAATTGATTATTTTCACCAGATGGTTCTATATTATCTATATCCAATACCTTTTCAAATTGATTATTTTCGGCAATTAAAGTTGAATCAGATTTTATTTCGGTTTCATTATAATACTCATCGCCTGTCGGTTTTGAGTGTTTATATTTACTTCTTTCTAAAAAGTGGGGTTCAACTAACAATCCGGTAGTGGCCTTTGTTCTAGCTGGCAACATTTGTTTAATATCATCAAACATAGCTTTTTCATATGATTTAATGATATTGATGTATTCGTAAATATCTTTATTCTTTGTACGCTCAAAGTAATAATTTTTGAGTGTATTTAGTTCACTATAAGAATCTTCATATAAATCCCACGGATTACCAACATAATCATCTAAATTGTTAGAACCCAATGATTTTGCAATATCAAAATTTAATTCTTTGGTTGGCGATACAAACACACCAACTCTATTGGAATCTATTGGTGCATACTCATATGACTTTAATGTAGACCTAGTATTAACGGATAGGTCTGATACCAATGATTGCGAAGAAAATCTAACTTTATTTGTAGAATATCGAGATGCTCCCAGGCTTGGAATTTCTAAAACTGAATTTCTATCTATTAACTCAAATTGATATGGATAAGATACTACTGATGTGAATCCAGATAATGATGCTGAAAATGATGCGGACGGATTTGTTGAACGCATTGATGATATTGAAACGATACCATCTTCATAATCGTTTCTTCTAAATGATGCCGAATAATAATTAGTCGGAGCAACATTTATTAGTTTATTTGTAGTAGTAACATTTTTAGGATATTCAAAATCAAGTCGGAAATGTAAATCGGTAGTAGAAGAAGATATATGATTACCATTTATCATTTCTGGATAATAACAATGTTCTTCAAATCTACTACGGCTTAGAGGTGTAGACCATACACGGATTTCATCAATACTACCAGAAAATCCATATCCAATGGCCTCATTTGCACTATTTCCAAAAAACATATCATCGCTTAGATTCCAATAACTACTTCCGGTTGTATATATTTTTGAACTATATGAAGAAAATATTTCTCTATCTTTTTCGGTTTGTAAAACATTTAATTCCGTTATTTGATTAGAACCCGTAAGTGTTCTTGAAACTTCTATACCAAAATATCTATCATTGAAAATTGGTAATAAAGATGAGCTAATTACATTTGCGGTATTATCTGTAAGAATAACTTTACCATACTTACTATTAACAGATCCGCTTATTTCAAGAAAAAATCTAGTACCATCACTAAAAATACCCCATTGCCCACTATAAGCCGGCTTTACAAATAATTCTATTGTATCTGGCTTTCTGTTTTGATTTGTATTTGACCAAGGTATAGCTATATAACCAGTTGTATCAAATTTTAGTGCATAACTAATATCTTCAACTAATAATTTACTAATAGTTTCTTCGGTTTGTTCAGGTCCCCCAAATTCTATTATTGAAAGATTTGATGATGGAATACCATAACATGCCATTAAAGCATGAATACCACGTCTTGTACCTTTATGTTTTAGTAGATATGGCAGATTATTTACAATTCTTCTCCAAACTTCATTAGTTCTTTCCTTAACAGGAGATGTAACTTTTTGATTACCATTACTATCTTCACCATATACATAGTCCCAAATTTGAGCACCTGAACCTAAATTTTTTGCATCCCAATTAAATGATTTTAAGAAATCATATAATAGTTTATCAGATGCTCCACTTCTGTTTTTATAACCCAACCCTCTATTTCTCTCTATAGCTTTTGTGTAAAAATATAGTATATCAAAGTGATGTCCAATCATTGAAAAGAACAATAAGAAATTGGTATTTTCCGTATTAGTAGAAATATATTGCGGTATGTTTGCAATTATGTAATTTGGATTCTGAGAATCATATGCTATTGTTTCATCTATTATTTTTTCATACCATTTAATTGATTGTTGGTTTGTTGTTTTTAACCTAACAGATGAACTATATGGCCAAGTTATAGATGAACTTGTCTCTGTTGTATATAAAGATGATGATGTATATAAAAATGTTTCAAACCCATCAAACCCCTGTATTAAAGCAGATTTTTTAGATTGTTGTCTTTCAACTTCTTTTTGTGAAGCAAAAGATCCAGTCCAAGTGGCATTACCACCACCAGTAAAATCGGTTGATGCACTAACTATTAGGTCTTCATAATGCTCTATTAACTGTAATTTATATACGAAATTTTTTACTCTTTCTTCTGCGGAACTAAAATGTACAAAATTTTCCCATTGATAATCGGCAGTTCCTTCTGATATAGAACCATTTGCATATTCTATATTCAAATCTTCAAGCGTTATATTTGAACCACTTAAAAATTGTTGAACTAATTTTGTAGAACTAGATGAACTTAATATAAGATTATCTAATGATTCATAATTTGTAGATTGTCCTTTTACAAAATCAATATCTACATCAAAATTGGGCCCTTTTATAAATGGAGATTCTTTATCATCTTGCTCATTTAATACAACCGTTTCTATTAACGGATTTGTTACTAATCTTGTAATCCAAATTGTGTCCCTAGCAGATACTGTAGCTGGTAATGGTGAATATAGTTTAAGAATTACAGATTTTACTTCTTTTGTAACTTTTTGATTACCTAATTCATCTTCTGTTTTTTCCGATAAAGTCCAATTATCTTCTTCATACGAAGATATTAAAACTCTTTCACCATTATCTAAATTTAATAAATGAGTAAGATATTTACTTTCTTTTTCGGGTTCATCTATTTTTAGATTTTCAGCAAAAGCATCATAAACTGCTTTTGTTATTATAGTTTCATCTAATCTAACAGATGGATATTTAATTAAGGTTTTGATTACATATTCATTACCTATTAGTTCTTGTGAACCGCCACGATTGTAGGGCTTAATTATTAAGGTAACATTATCGCTACCATTCCATTGAGGATAATTTTTAGGTAATTCCTTTAAGTTTATTTTAATCTTATTATCAGTAGGAGCATTTTTGTATAAAGTTACTCTTGTTTTATCTTTAAGTAATAAATCAATATCAACGGATGTAGCTGCCGTTGCTTTATACATTACCTCATATTCTATATTCGAGTCTGAAAAAGATGGTATATCAATTTCTCTCGGAGCGGTTGTTTGAACAATGCTTGGAAAATCATCTATTGATTGGAAATTGATTAAAGCATTTAGAGTGTTACTAATAGTTTTATCAGCATTATTGTTTGCCGTAAACCTAACATTTCTAACTCCAAATTTAGAATCAAAATCTTTTCTAAATCTTAATGTTATGGATTTATTTGATGCGTTTAGTGTAAATTTTTTACCATTATCTAAAAATACATCAACTGAATCCGCATCTGTTGTATTAAATGGTATTGTAACGGTTTTATCTTCATCGGAATCCTTAACCTCAACAGTAAATACATTATTTGATAACGATACTGTTGGTATAATCTTTTGTATTTCTTTATCAAATACAACATACACCGTCAATTCGCTTGATAGTAAACTAGCCGGCATATCAAATGACGGAGCTACTTTAGTCCATTTTGAAAAATCTACTTCTTCAAATTTATCTACATTTACAGGTCTGTTTGTATAATATATTCCGTTAATTGTATAATTTCCTGGTATATTACCATCTACTCTAAATTTGAAAATAGAATTGTTTAGTAAATCACTTGAAAATTCCTCAGTTGGGTCATTTCCGCCAAAATCAAGATTTGTTTTGCCTTGCTTTATTAAAAAACCATCTTTATCAACTAGATCATACGATAGTGCGACTTTATTTCCTAAATCCGAAGCATAATTACTATCAAAATTTATTTTACAAGCCGTTTTTTTAGTTGGAGGTAAATCTACCCTTACATCATCTTTTGGTTTGAATGAAAAATCTAAGTTTAGAACAACAGTCTGATAACCCGTCCACAGCCCCAATCCAGTACGTCTTCTTAAATCATAACTTTTTTCGCCTTTTAATTTATATACATTATTTACATCAAGCTCATATTCTTTAACTAAAACAACCTCAGAAAATCTTGTTTGTAATGCATTATCATTATTTCCTCCAAACTTTAATTGAAAATTATTCGTATTTTTAATAGATTCATTTCTTTGATTTCTTATATCTTCTGGTCTAGATATATTTCCACCCCTATCATCTTCATCAGCAACTTCTCTAATGTTTTTTACAGTTCTATGTTTTTTTTGAATACTTACTTCGTAGTAGTTTTTAGCCGTTTTACCGTTAGTTGTTACTTTATAAATCTTTGTTTGGCCAAAACTTTGCCTACCATAACTCTTTACAGCAGTTTGTCCATATGATAAAATTGTATCATCTTCTAAAAAAGAAACGGGTTCCGAAGTGGAAAGAGATATTTTGATAATTCCATTTCCAAAAAAACTTGGTGGAACATATGTTGGATTTGGTGGAACGGGTGCTACATATCCGCCGCCTCCCGATCCTCCTGAAAATTTACCATCATCTACCGAAAGATAAGTAGTAGACCCTTGTGGGCCTGGAAAGGGATTATATGTACCCTGACCTCCCCAACTACTAAAGTTTTCGGCCTGATTGTCTTGCCGTGCGCTATCGCTATTTATCCCTCTACTCATTAAATTCTTTTATATAAATATATTACCAAATAAATTAGTTTTATTATCTACTATAACCACCTATACCAACTGTACCCGTATTATTTATACTATATCCTCCGATAAAAGTTGTACCGCCAACACTGTTGCTACCGGCTCCACCACCCCTATCTTGAGCGGTTATAGTTTGATTGATTGTTTGAGTTGGTTGTGGGTTTATAGTTGTTGTCGGTCTAGTTGTTGAATATCCGGAAACTGGAGTACTCGCATACCCCCCTACATATCCAGATGTTGGTGTTGGCGCCGTAGATCCTACTTGTAGTTTACTACATGGTTGTTCTTTTTTAATAATAAAATTCATCATATCATCTCCTTCAAAAAGTCTATCTATAGCCGTTCTTGAAAGTGGATTGGTATTGTTACCAGATGGTCTTGGTAAAGATGTGAATGGAAATCTATTTTTTATCGTATTTGGTTTTCTTTTTTCTCTATATGTTGCGGCCGACACCGTATTTTCTTTTGCACATATTTTAGTACTTGAACCGGGTGCTAGTATTTTTTCAACAGATGCACCAGTTGCATCAAAGAATGTAAATACAGCAGAACTTCTACTATCTTTGTTTTGAATATGATAAGTAAATGTATTTGTTGTAATAACCGGAACCTCATCTATTATTATAGGCGGTTGAATATCTTTTGGTTTTTCGGGAAATACACGTACAATTTGTTTATCTGAATTTATAGGCTTTTCTATTTTGAATTTGGTTGTATCGTAAACAACTGTAATTTCATCTTTTGGTGGTGCAACCTTTGATATATTTTCTAAATCAGGTGTTAAATCTATTGCTTTGAATTCCTGTGGTATGTTTCTAACATCCAAATCACGTCTCTTTAAGAATTGTAAATTATATCTTACACAATTATTTAATATATTTTGTATCTCTGCTGTAATTGGTCCAAATTCATATTGTTCACAATCTATAAATCTTATTTTTGTAGAAAGTCCAAAATTTGATTGAGAAATATCATATGCACGATTTGATAAGTAATTTACAACGGAATCTCTAAAATTATTATATATGGATTTTTTAATTTCACTAAACCCCATAAGTCCAAAATCTTTTCTAGCTAAATCAAAAAACTCTTGTCCGTATTTTGTTTTAATAATATCATCTATTTTTTCTAAAAAGGTATTTTCAAATTTATTTATCGAATCTAATATGGATTTTTTATAATACTTAAAATCTTTATTTAGATTTTTTAAGCTTTCCAATTCTTTGGCATTTATATCATCAAAATACTTATTATTCGTTTTTAATGGAACTATTCTAACTTCTTGTCTTGATGGTGAAATTTCTTGAATCCAAACTCTCCTTACCTTATCTTCCGTACCGACTTTTGTTCTTACAAAATTTATATTTAATCGTAATATACCATTTTCAAATCCTATATCATTTAACAATCTTTCCGCATCAATTGCTATTTCTACTTGAGCTTTCCCATTTGCTAATGCCTTATTGGGTCTTGAAATTTTGTACAAATAGTTTTTAATATCACCCGACCTAATGTATGTAGTTGTTTGTCCGTTTAATTGTGGTAGCAGATTATTATTTATATCATACACAGATACTTCCATAACATCAGTCCCACACTCACCGAAATCAACATCTTCAAATTGATTTTTTGAAATGACGGTAAAATCCTTTTCAGTAATATATTTACCTTCGTTTTCTTTTCTTTTATCTATATTTTCAAAATTAGTATATCTTCTAATACTCATAAATTAACTTTTAATAAGATTTTGGATGCATTATGTTAATTGTTGTACTATAATCTTTGCTTTTTGATGACCCATCTTCTCTATTAACTGTTATTTTTAAGCTACCTCCAACTCCTCTACTTTTATCTCTTTTACCATAGCTACAACCACCAACATTTATCCAAAATTCAATTCTTTTTTGTTCTTGTGGTTTCAATACAATGGCTTCTTTGGGTCCTTGTAGCCAATTTTGTCCGCCCGGATTGTTGTAAGTAAAAAGTACAGTTACAGGCTTAATATCGTTATTAGTTAAATCGGCAGCGTTTCCTCTTTCCCATTTTGCATTACCATTTTTATTATTTATTCTACCAACTATACCATCTTTAATACCAGTTACTATAACAGCATCGTTAATAGCATCTCCTTTTGCAGCTGCGGCAACATTTGCTGTAGATTGTTGTATGGTTTGCTGTTGTTGTACTGCCCCTAATTGAGATTGTAAACCCTCAATCATAGCATTAAGAGAATCTATTTGTTTTATTAAGGCTTCTATTTGCGCACGAAATCCTGTGTTTTGAGCTTGTAAAGAGCCTCTTAATATAGATTCCTCAACGGATTTTTGTACAGAATTTTGTATTTGATTTGTAAAATCAGTTACAGTACCACTCAATGTTTGAGTTTGATTTGTTAAAGCATCGTTTGATTGTTCTACAGTTAATCTGTTATTTACTTCTGTTTCAATTTGCGCTCTCAAATTTGAAACTTGTCCATTCAAATCATTAACTTGTCCATTTAATTTTTCTACTTCTTTTTTTAAGTCTTCATTTGCTTTAACCTGGTCATCATATAATGGTTTGGGAACTAAATCTCTGACTGTTGGCGGTATATCGGGCTTTAATTCGCTTATTTTAACATCAAGTGCTTTAGCTATTTCGTTGTTATCAAGCTTAGCTCTATTTAATGGTTTGAACACAAGACTTGATGCTACATTATCATCTGAAACCGTTGTTATACCATTTTCAGTCTTTGCCATAGCATTAGAACCAGACACGCTCAATATCTCTTCTAGCTTTTGCTTTTTAGCTTCGGCAAGTTTTTCCGCAATACTTTCTAAACTAGATACAGCCATTTTATACTATTTCAAAAATTAGTTTATCATCTATAATAGTAGATATACCATTTTCTACAATTTTCAATTTTATTCTATAAGTTCTGTACACAGGTAATGTACTCAAATCTAAATCAAAATAATTACTTGTAGAATCACAACTCACTTTTGTATATTCGCCGAAAGGACAAATAATATCTTCAGTAACATAATCCTCTAATTGATAATATGTAGTTTGGGGCAAATACTTTGACTGGTCATACGCAAAAGTATTTCCAAAACTTTTAGATGGGTACTTATCTCTACCTTTAACTCTTATACGAATTTTGGAATCGTTTTCATATTTTGATTTTAAGTTTGTAACAATCACTTTATAATCCTCTAATGCAGTACCTTCAACGGGTAATAAACTGCCAGTATTGAATGTGGTATCATCCCAAACAAATTCCAATTTTGGTTCGTATATCGTTCCCGTTTCTTTTGAGAAAAATCTTAATATACCATAATCAATAGTATCTGCTTCGTTTTCCAATCCATGTCTTAATATAAGTCCATTATTTTCAATCGTACCACTTACCCATAGTTTTACGAGTTCGGTTATATCCATATGAATATCATCGGGTTCATATGAATACGATTGTTGGCATTGCGATGCTGTGTACCAAACTCCACCCTCTGCATTTTCTGAACCGGTTACACCGGCTGCATATATTGCTGTACCACCTGTTGCATTTTCTTGCCATTTATTTATTCCATCACGGTATCTCCAACTTACACCCTCTATTGTGTTATCATCGAATCTTACGCCTAACCCCATATCCCAACTCTGTGATAATGCGTTGGCATATATTGTATATTCAGCTGGAATTTCTAATGCATTGGCCGATTTTAAGTTAAGATACGATTTCCAACCTATACCAATTTCTCCATTACTTATTGAAGCCGATATAGTGTTAATATCAACCTTTATTAAAGTACGGTTAATATCTTTCAACCCATCATAATAAGTTTTAGATATATCTAAAATAGGATCCCGTCCAGCATTTTGAGTAGGCTGTTGTAGATAAACCGATGAGTCATATGTGATTGTATAAAATTTATGCATTATAGTGCCCTCCCTTTTATGTCTTTGTTAGGATATTTTATTTCAAATACGGCTGGATCTAAAGATGGATAAATAACCTTACCAACTGTGGCTTGAGGTATATTATATCTATTATTAGAATAGCCAAAATCTTCACCAAATAAATTATGAATTTCAACTTTTGGTACACTCATAACACCTTCTACATTTGCTAAAATCAATTCTATTTCAGAAAGATTGATTGATTTATTAAATGTCCATTTATCTATATTAAAATAATTACCAACTTCTGTTAAACATTTTGTTAGAACTTCGGTTTTATTGTAGTTTGAATATACTATTATTTCAAAGTCTACACCAATGTTTATAATATATCCATCTATAAAATTAACAACATCGGTTAGCATTCTATATTCAGAAAGATAAGTTTTAAGATTTTGCTTTACTGCCGCATTTGCCGTTGTCAACTTACCATTTAAGTCATATCCTAAAAGGTACATATTGATAGCAAACGGATTATTATTTTGAACCACATTGGTTTTTCTTTTAGATATAAATTGTAGAATTTCTTTTTGTGTCTGGCCACGATCCATATCCTTTACTCTATCTATAAGATTTGTAAATTCTGCCAAATCTTTTGGATTTGCTAATATAGAATCAACAGAACCATTATCAATCTCTGCATCAGGAGACACATAAACTTTTGCTACACTTCCATATCTTTCGGGCATACTTAATGCACGAACAACATAATCTTGTCTCGTTACCGCACGATTTTGAGAACCATAGGCAGCCAATGCATTTTGTCTTATTTCCTCAACCGTATCACCACCACGTCCGCCAGCCGCAGGTTCAAAATTTTCAACAGCTATTGATTCTTTGACTAATTGATATAAAGCTTGATTACTAATTGCTAGTAAATCCTCTTCGTACTCTACACGCCTTAGTGTTGTTAAATCGCCTACATTAACATTAGATTCTACACCACCTCCAACTAGGTATTTTATAGTTAAAGTTTTACCCGCGGGTGATACTCCAAATGTACTAGTTCTTAAAAAATTAGAAGGGTCTATTGGTGTTCCAAGTCTACTTATTGAATTTGTAGTACCTATACCTATATTTTTTGAATTTGGAAGTATTATTTCATCAAAATAATTAGTGTTACCCGCACCAAATTGAATATCAATAGTATTATCCGAATTGACTCTAGTACTAAATCTTTTTGGAACTTTTTGAACTTCTAAAATATATGGAACGGTATTGTTGTACTGACTTAGTAATCCATTCGGTACAGTATTTGGTATTTCTGCGAAAATACTTTCTTGACCTAAATAAGGAACTTCATACCACCTATCGTTAGTTCCTTGTTCGGTTATTGAAACTATTTGTATTATATTATTATCAAATAAAGATATTGTTGGATATTCCGTATCGGATAGGGGAACGCTAACCGTAGTATCAAGCAACCTCGCTGATATAGCCTTTGTTTTTTTAGTAATTAAATAAAATTCCGGTTCTCCTGTTATATCATTTCTGCTATATACTGTTATATCCCTATCTGTAGGCGATTCAAAATCAATAGCATCTATTGTTCTAAAAATGATAGAAGAATTTGTTGTTGCTTCTACTTCCATACCCTCTTTAATCTTCAAATAATATGTAGAATCCGGTTGATTATTTACACCGACTCCAGTTGCTGGTACTAATTGATATACAGTTAAGGTTGTAACCGCAGGTGTAGTTATTTTTGGTTTATAACCCATAGTTTGAGCCAAAGCAACTATATTCTTACGCTCAGTTGCATGCTGCAGCATTGATTCCTTTAATTGTGCGTCTTGATAAAATGAAAGTACATCTCCAATGTAAGATGCCATTTCAATAAAAACCATACCAGGAGATGCTTCATTAAAATCGGAATACGAATCTGGAAAATAAACTTTAGTAAAATCAATGAGGTTTTGTCTAAACGCACCAAAGTCCTTATTTACATAGTTTACAGACCTATTATTACCAAAATCTTTTTTTGAACTTTTTATAGCCATTTTATTGAGTTATATTTACTGTTACGGTATCTGTTATATTT